GCGCATTTCAGATACGGCGGGAAGGAAAGGCGTCTGATCCGGTTGCGCGCAGGTTGAACCGGGTTCGGCTGAAAGCGCGCAAGTCCTTGGCAGGACGATTGGTGCCGGGGACCGGGGTTTATGATACGGTCAATATTGATTCTCCGGGTGGCGTGGGGAATTTTTGGGGATGAACGGGAAGCAAACTGCCTAAACCTTACCAAATCTTGATGTAGACTGCGCCCCATTACTCTATTTGTCTGAGTGTTGCAATGAAACACAAGATCGATGCGCTCACTTCCTTGCGGTTCTTTGCCGCGGCCCTGATAGTCGTACTGCATGGGACACAGGTATTCGGGCCAATTCAGTTCACTAACCATTTCGCCATTTTTCAGGCAGTCGGGTTCTTTTATGTGCTGTCCGGATTCATTCTGGCCTACACCTACGAAGGATTGCCTCTGACGCGGCCGGCGTTGTCCCGCTATGCTATTGCGCGGACCGCGCGCGTGCTACCCGTCCATTTGTTTACGGCCGTGCTGACATATCTGCTAATTGAAGGCGCACACGGGCCGCTGCCGGCGATGGTGTCCAATCTGTTCCTACTGCAGGCTTGGATACCCGGCAACGATTATGTGTTCTCCCTGAACGGGGTGTCGTGGAGCATATCCGACGAGGCATTCTTTTACGCCATGCTGCCGCTGCTACTGGTTGACCTACGGCGCGTATGGCTGCGCAACCTGTTGGCTTGCGCACTTATAACGTCATCTGTTCTGTATCTCGCACGCAACAGCGTAGATCCTTACAGGACGTGGGCCAATTACATCTTACCTCTCACCCGACTCGTGGAATTCGTTGTGGGTGTTTCGGCGTTCTACCTCTACCGGCACTTGAGCCCATGGGTCAAGCGTCTATCGACGCGCTCGGCTACCATTCTGGAGATCGCGGCGGTGGTCGCAACGATTGCATCAATGCACTACTGCATGGATATAGTGCAAATGCGCGGAGTAAGCCAGGTCTTGGGGAATGCCTTCCAAGGATGGTTTGGTAGCTCGGGAAGCTGCCTAGTGTTCGGCGCGCTGATCCTGATTCTGGCATGCGAGGCGGGGAGGGTGTCGTGGCTGCTCGCGCAGCCGGCGCTGGTGTATCTCGGCGGTATCAGTTTCGCGCTGTACATGTTCCATCAGATCGTTGTTCGTGTGCTGCTTGAGCATCCGTCGTGGCTGACGCACACACCGACGTGGATTAACTACTCGGCTTATATCGCCACCGCCCTGCTTGGCGCGGCGGCGATCAACCGGTTTATTGAAGACCCGGCACGTGAGGCTGTCTTGCGTATCTACCGACAAAGCAACACCGGCAAGCGCGCCATACTCTAACCAAGGGGAAATTCATGAAATGGATTGATGCGGCGCAGCAGCAGCCGACTTAATTCAAGGAATACGTCTGCCTGATCGACGGGAAGATGACTGTCGCCACGCTGCGTGAGTTCATATATGACGTACGTCAGCCGAACTGGGATAAGGACGGCGTGACACACTACTTGGCTGGAGTTCCTAACGCACCCGCCGAGCGCGGATAAGGCCGTTTGCCGTCATGGTACTAGTGGCAAATTGCGCAGCCCCGCACAAATAGATGGTAGTGGTAGACGATAGGCTGAACCGCGCAACAGGAGCGGGCAGCGTATTTCCGGCGCCCGCAGCAGATGCGATACCTCGAAGAACCGCAGTTTGATCGAAGGTTGAAGTTGTGCAGAGCGTGGCATTGCCGATTTCGCTAAATAAAGTGCTCGTCGTCGTTGTTCCAGCAGGCACGAACTGAATCACCCCCGTAACATCCCAATCGCCGGCAGTCAGATTGATTGACGTGATATTGGCAGCAGTTCCAGAAGTCAGCGATACTGCGCTTCCGCTTGCTGTTACGTACTCTCCTACGCTGCCGCCATTGGCATTGTTATTCGTCGTAGTGCCGACAATGCCAATTGTCTGATTCGGCGTGATCGCACCGGATACAGCCAGACCGGTCAGCGTCATCGTGCCGGTGGCCCGGCTGATGGATAGAGGGGTAGACAGGAAAGCGCCAGCATCTGTACGAGCGTTAAGCTGGATATTGCTACCCGCGTTCGATCCCGTCTCAGCAGTGCCATCGTTCTGCCAGATCCACCTGCTAGAACCATTGTTGTTCCATGACAATTGCAGGGGCGTCGTAGCGTTCGGGTAATTTATCTGGATTGCTCCAGGAAACGTCGCTCCCGAAATGGTTGGGTTGGTTCCGAATACTAGAGAACCAGTCCCGGTCTCATCCGAAATAACGCCAAGCAACTGAGCCGAAGTCGTCGCAGCGAATTGCGCAAGCGTCCCGCTAGTCAGCGCATAAGTCGTGCCGCACGAGAAGCCGGTCGAGGTCGTGTATTTGAGCGCGCTGTTTGCTGTGCTGCAACTTGGCAATGCGACGGCCGTAGGAGATGCACTGGCCGCAGTGACGTTTGCGACCACCGTATTGGCCGCCTGAGCAGCAAGAGCCGTAGCGGTGACAGGCGCCCAAGCCGGCGCAGTGCTTGGGCCAGTCGAGACGATCGCTTGCCCTGCGGTCGAGCCTGCCGGATTGAGCAACTGGATCGGATTGAGCGTCGCGCCGAACGATGTAGCCGTAGCGAGTGCGAGCGCCAGAAGTGTGAGCAGTCGTTTCATGTCAGTCCTTGATCACGGCGTCATCGCCGATGGTCGATGTGAGAGCGTTATCGCAGTGGCCTGGGTTGATCCAGTTGAGGACGCGGCATAAAACGCATCCCCACTCCTTACCTTCGTTACGGGCCTTCGCCGCGCGCTCGCTGATGGTTTCGTTAGGCGATCCACCTGTGAGAGTGTTGCCAGCCTGGTCGAGCAGAATCAGAAGGTTGAGCAGATAGCGAAGGATCGGATTCATTGCGGCGACCCCGGCGTCGATTGGGCGAGCAGTTCCGTCTTGCGGTCGCTCGATTGCGAGCTGCCGAAGTAGTAGGAAATCACGCTGATCCATGCCGTCCCGAGCGAGCCGAGCATGAGCATCAAAGCATCGTGCGTCGCGGCCGGCAGCGGATAGAACATCATTACGGCAAGCACGCCGAAGAAACCCAGGGTCACGAACAGCGCCAAGAACGGCGCAGTAAAGCTCTTTGTGCTGATCTGCATGGCGCGCGCGCTGGCGCGGTCCTGAACTGCCAGAGAAGCCAGAGTCTCGACGTTCTTGAACCCCGCCTGTGTCATGGCAAGCTGATAGTCCTGATCCGCCTTGCGTATTGCCGCCAACTGCTCTGGCGTTGCACCGCTGATTGCCGCGGCGAGTGTGCTTTGACGGTCGTCGGTAGATGCGTCAGGTTTGGCAGTAATGCCGAACACGCTTTCTAGCGCTGTCACTGCGCCACCAGCCAGCGGGCCGCCTAATGCCGTTGCGATCGTCGGCGCCAAAGTCTTGATGACGTTTAGCGCGCTATCCCATGCGCTCATAGCGATTCTCCAGTGCGCATCATCTGCGCGAGACGTTGCGCACGTGCGCCGACTTGCGAGGCCCATGCAGAATTGAGCATTCCCGCCGCGGCGTCGTCATAGCGGCCCTGCCGCATCGCCGCCAGCGTGTTCTTGAAGCCAAGCAGCCGATTCGATCCGAGGTTGAACATCATGTTGGCGATCACGCGTTGACGAACGTCGTTCAGATCAGTCCACCATGGCAGATCCCGATTCAGGTCCGAGAACACGTTCGCAAGGTCGCTCATCAGAAGCTGATTGACCTGATCATCCGTTAGCGGGTAAGTCCACCCGGCCGGCAGCGGAGACGCCTGCAAGTTGTGACCGACGCCGACAGTCGGAATACCCTTGGTGTCGCGATATGGCACATACCGCACGCCCTCATCGCGCCGCAGCTCGACAATAAGCTGCGCTTCATTGTCAGGGTTCACTTTCCCCTCCGGTAACGCATGATCGAGATATAGGTCTGGACGACGCTGTATAGAGTCGCCGCAACCGATGCAATGGCCGTCCATGTGATGTGGTCGATCGCGTGGCCCAGCCAGACACCGAACCAAACTGAACCAACCTTCCCCGCCGCAACTGCTGTTTCTTTATATTGGTCCATGATCGTCGTCAGGTCCCCCATCCATTGAACGGATGACCTTGATCCGTATATCCGATTAGCTTCGGATGGGTTGGGATCGTCTCGTTGTCATACGTTCCATACCCTGTAAAAGTATTCACTCGTATCTTGTCGCTCGCTGTTTCGTTGACGAAAGTAGTGAGAACAGAACAGAAGTCAAAATGGATCCCAGACGGGAAGCCGTTATTACCAACCGCATTGAAGTACACGCCAACGCAGCCACTCAAAGGAACGCCGGCCGTGTTATTTCCTACGAAATGGCATCGGTGAAAATTTATACTATCAACGAACTTCAAGTAACCGGCCGTCGCGTTAAGCGAGCTGGTTGTATCGAATCGGCAGTTGTAAAACGAACTTAACCATGTGTCATTAGATACTGAATAAACGCCGTCCATCAAAAGCCCGATATGGCCGTTAGCCGTAGACGCGGCTGTCACGAGATGGAACTCGTTCGAGACGTTATAGTTCCCCGTTGGCGCTCCACCGGCAAGTATCCAAAGGCCGACGACCTTATACTGAAAGATCCCGACGCTGGTAAATCGTGTACCGCACGACGCCTGCATAAAGATGCCAGTGTTAATCAGGCAACCGTTCGCGCCACCACCATAGAACTTGATACCCTCGATTTGTACGTCGTTGATCGATCCATTGATCGATAGCATCTTGTCCAGATATGGTGACGAGGCACCAGTATCGATAATCTGGATCGTAGTTGACGAAGGATTTTGAGGACCATAACCAGATCCTGTGCCGACTAGTTTGATACCGCTTCTGGTAGACGGAACGTTAGTGCCGTTTCCATCGCCGATCTGGATAGTAGTCGCGATGTTGTATTGTTTGCCGCGCAGGCGAACCGTACCACCACGCAATGGAAGTGCATCGATCGCCTTGTTGATATAGACCGCATCATCGGCACCTCCGCCGATGCCGCCGCCACCAAACTGTTCGACATACCAATCAGGCGGCGTATTCAGCTTCCATCGGCGCCCAAGTGCATCGACGATAATCGACCCTCCGTTATCTGAACTAGTCGTATCAGATGCATCTATTTCGTATGGCCCACCCCCGCCATCCAGCGAGTTGTAATAACCGGTCACGAAACATGATTGGAAGCGCGTATCGTTCGTGGCGCGCAATTGTGCTATCGAGCTAAAATTTCTGCGAAGTGTAAGGCCCCACTCCAGCTTTGCATCACTGACCGATGAGTTTGATATCTTAGATTCGGTTACTGCGCCATCCACAATTTTGGCCGTGGTTACGGTTCCGTCAGACGGCGCACCGATTACCCGAGCAGCGCCGCCGCGCACATAGACCATTTGTACACCTACCGGAATAGGCGTATTGAAGTTCAAGCCATAGCCGATAAGGCTATATTGGTCCGGGCCCTGAAAAGACGCATCGAAGAACGGCTCGATGTTTTCTGCTGAGTAGTACTGATTATCGAGGGTAAGCGAAGTCGTCGTGCCGGCCACAAACGTCGGCAATCCTAGCGGGTTCGGAAGAATGCTCGAAATGAACATTTCAACTTTGGCATCAGCGGCAAGCGATGCCACGTCAGCTTGCGTCAGGTATCGCCCGTCTAGAACAGATACAGGAAGCGCGCGCGTCACCCCGTTGGCGTTCTGCCAGATTGGAAACTTGTCGTCAGAACTGACGGACGAAGCAACCGAGAGATCATTGATTGTTGTCATGCCGTGTGTTCCGCGATAGGTCCGTATTTCCCCGCTACGATGTCCGCGTAGATTTCGCGCCCGTAGTCCATAACGTCGAGTGGCGATGCGTTGAATTTCACCGCGCCAACGGTTTCGAATAAGACATCAACCGTTACCATGGTGTGAGCGGCATCGAACCACTTCGGGTTTGCCACGCTGGTGTATGTGCTCATGCTGTTCTTACCCACATTGAAACGCCGGTCGATCCGACGCCTGTAACGATGGCAAACCACGTGCCGGGACTGGCCGGAGCGGATCCGGTCGTCAACGTCAGGCCGCCGACCTTTGACGTTTTCATGATGTCTGCAATGACCGGCGACGATTCGGCAGACAGATTCGACTCAAGGATTGTTTTCGAGCCGTTGACGTACAGATCGGCGCCCGGAAGGTTGTACTGCGTTCCGTCATAGATCAGTGCGCGCGAGCCGCCGCCGATGAGGTACAGACGGCCGCCATCTGCGATCAGGTTTCCGGTTGCAGTAATGTCGCTATCGGCTGTCAAAGCCCCAGCGCCTGAAATTGCGACCTTTCCAACGACCGTTGCGCCGTCAGCCGTCACCGTGCGTAGCTGGAAGCCGCCTGGGCCGCCGCCTCTGTTGCACGAGAGAAAGGCGGTTCCATTGGAATCGTCGTTCCAGCTCATCCATGCGCCCTGCACAGAATCGCCCTGAAGCGCTGCCGAGGCCGGGCCTGAGATGTGAAGCCATTGCCCATTGACGAACTGCAATCCGAGCTTGTAGCGCATCCCGTCATTACCGACGATGACGAGCGGGATCGCTTGAGGCGTTGTCTGGTCTGTCGGATCGGCGATGTACATGCCGTAATCTTTGACCCACACCTGATTCGTTGACGCTCCCGATCGGCTCTGAAGCTCGGCAATGCTGCCGGCACTCTGAACCGATGAGTTATTAAGCGACGTGAAGATCGGATCGGTTTCGTTCAGCGATGCATAAACGACACGACCTGCTGAATCCAGGATCGTGATCGAGTACGGAATCGGGCAGAACATATGCACGAGCGCGCCGGCCGCAGTAGCGCGACCATGCACAGTGCGGATAGGCTGCTGGAGGACGACCGCGCCCGCAATGTCAGATGTGACGATAGCTGGATAGGCGACGGGATCGAGGCCAGGCTGGCCGATATAGATGGAACCGGACTCCAACGGCGCGCCGTAGAGGTCCGTGAAAAATGGAAGCGCACGCGCCTCGCTGGTAGTCGCCATATTGCTCTCCCCGATATAAGCAGAGCGCCCCGAAGGGCGCTTTTAAGTACTTGCTTAGGTCTGGTTGAACAAAACGATGCCTGACATCTCAGGGTTCGTGACGCTGACGCCATAGAAGGCGTCCACCCGATACAGCGACTTGTACGTCTCGATGTGCGCCTGCTTGGTCATCACGATCTCGATGCCCTGATCGGTCGTGCCACGCATCACTGCGAGACCCTGATCCGAAGGAACAGCCAGGCGACCCGGCAGGATTTCGACCGCTTCTTTCTTCCAGAAGCAGTTGACGCCGGCAGTGACCGTGTTCAGCCACGTGATAGCAGCGCCAGATGCCGGAGCCGCGGTACAGTTCTGGTAGGCCAGTTCTGCGTCCGTGCCGCCCGTACCGCTGATGATCGCCGGAGCGATCTGGATCGTACCCGTACCGCCTGCACCCGAAACGATGCTGACGACGCGGAACGTCTTGAGCTGGCCGGTATCGACCTTGGTGATCGGGTGGACGTTGTTGACGCCGGCGATCGTGAAGGCGTCGCCAACCTTGACCGTACCCGACGTGACGGTGATCGCCAGCGCCTGAATCCGGTTATCGACGTTCGACTGAAGCGGGCCAGTCGGGCTTGCTGCCAGAGCCTTCGGGACCGTGTACTGGTTCGCGCCGTTCACCGTGACCGTCACGCCGGCCGCAGCCGTCAGACGGGCGATGTAGTCAGCCTTCAGCACGCGTTCGAAGCCAGCGACGCGGCGGCCAACGGTCGCCATTTCGTATGCGTCAGCAGCCTTCTGGCCTTCAACGATGTACGCGCGGCTTGCAAGATTGCCGGCCATCGCGTTGTAGTCGCGCGAGCCGAACACAGCGTAGCGCTCGTCATAGTCAATGCCCGACTCGTTCATCAGCGCATCAGCTTGGGCCAGATCGTCGAAGCCGGTTGCCGCGACGGTGCGCTTCACGACGAGCGTGCCGAGTGTCGAAACTGCATTGACGACCGCGAGGTTGATGTCCGACGCGATCTTCTGTTTCGCAGAGTCGCCGAGGCGGTTTTCTTGCAGTGCGTCGCGCAGTTCGGTTGCGTCCATCGTCCACGGCGACGAGCGGATCGTGTCGATCGCCGCCGGAATGGTGAGCTGCGTCTTGCCGACGAAGTTGGCGGTCTGGTCGAGGCCCGAGAACGAGCGCGCGATGTACGGCATCGGGCGGCGGATGATATCGCCGGCGCGAGCCATCATGGTCTGATCGTTCTGGAACACGGTGACGGCCTTCGACATGACCAACTGGTCATGGAAGCCTTCAAGCAGGCGTTCAAAGGCTACCCGTTCCTCTTTTGAGAACGAGTTTGCGGTCGAGAGAAAAGGGGCTGACGGCGGGTTTGACATGATGTGCAATCCTAAATAAGAGACGAAAAATGAATGGCCCAAAGGCCACAGATTTCGCATCCAGCCAGGACTGACGCCATGTGCGTCGATGGTGCTGAGATACGTAAAGCTAGCAGGCGAAGCGCGTAAGGAATGTCTCTTATGCGCCTCGCACAGCAATTGCGATAAGGCTACTACTTTTAGTAATGTTAATCAAGTAGTACTAAGCAATAGGCGCACTATTTAATGCCGTTTTTCCTCTTGTACGCCGTCACTTGGGTGTAGTCGCCTGTGCGCGCCGCTTCCTCACGGAGCTTTTCGAGTTGCGATGCAGAAGCGCTGTGGCCGGTGGCGCTGCGCTCGGACGATACGCGCGGTTCCGGCGCGGGACGGCTGGTTTTGCGTGCGGACAAGTTCATCTCCAGTTTTGCGACGGCCACAGTAAACTTTACCGGGTCCGTGATGTGGGACAGTTCGATCAGCTTGGCGGGCGACTTGGACAGAGCGTAGACGAGAGCGGCCGGATCGTCGGCGCCGCGCATCATAAGACCTTTCTGAGTCGCATTGAGCATTTCGCCGACTTCAGACTCGGCTTCCTTGAAGTCACTTACGCCGAGCGATTCAGCGCGCTTCTGGTAGGTTTTCTTGAAGTTTTCAAGCTCTTCCTGCTCGCGGCGCTGCTCATCCATCTTCTTTCGATCAGCGTCGTCTGCGGCCGCCTTCTGCGCCATCCATCCGGCGAACGCTTCTTCGTACTTCGCTTCGTCGTAGTCGAACTGGTCTAGCGTCGGCTTCGGGCCAAGCGTCGGTTCAGGCTTCGGGAACTTGGCGCGCAATTCTTCCAGCTCGCGCTCCAGGCGCCGCTTATCCTTCAGCGCGCCGTTCGCCATCTTCCGGATTTCCTGGAAGGTCTTGCTTTCGCGCGGCTGCTGAGACTCTTCGCCTGCGGGAGTTTCGGGCGCTTCGCCGGTCGGATCGCCGTTGTCCCCGACTTCTGGCGCGCCGGGTTCAAGTTCTTCAGCGTCCTCAAACAGCACCGGCGTGGTAGGTTGGTTGTCGAGTTCGGGCGCGCCCGTCTGTACTTCGTCTAGCTGGTCCATTCGCTCACCTTTTGTTGGCGGAAGTTTTCAATCTGCAACAAATGGAGTATACGGTGAAAATTACCCCTGGTAGTGCAAATTACCTCTAACATACATCTATGGAACGCCTTCAAATTCACTTCCCCAAGCCGATGCTTACAAAGCTGAAGGAAATTGCCGAGAAACGCGACTATTCGGTCGCTGAGATCATCCGCTCGATCATTGAGAAACACCTTGACGAGAGCGAGAGAAAGGAAAAATCATGTGGTTAGTCTGGTACTTCTGGATATGCCTCGGGAGCATCTTTCTGCTGCCGCCGTCCGTCACCATGTTCGTATTCTTTGGCCTCGCAGCCGCGCGCATCCTGTATCTCGTGCATGAGTCATTGATCGAAGCTATCGCCGAACTGATTGCAGATGTTCGGCGCAATGGCTTGACCGTGCTCAAGACGATCCTTGGATGGTCGGTCGCTATTGCAGCGGTAGGCGGTATCATCGCCCTTTTTAGGATTGCTTTCTGATATGAAACTTTACTTACTAGAGCGCGGCGACCGTGTTGACTATGACGAATATGACTCAATGGTTGTCGCTGCCGAAAACGAACACGATGCCTTGCGCACGTTGCCACCTCGCGGTCTTTTCGGATGGACCCGAGAACTTGAGCGCATCAAGATTACGCACATTGGAAATGCGGTGGAAGATTTGCCGATTGGCGTAGTGCTTGCATCGTTCAACGCGGGGTAACTATGCGCCACTTTCGCATCATCAAAGACAACATGGACGTGTCCGCGCTGGCGCTCGCCGTCGCCATGGAGCCGTCGCGCTGGGAAGCTGATGATTTCCTGCGCAAGTATCCGCAGGGGCCATTCGGCGACACCGACACGATCATGCTGCGCTTCCCGGAGATCGCCACCGGCCTGACCGATGAGCAGATCGAGCTGTACAAGCAGAACATGCTGCCTGGATATGACCAGCACGAATCGGTGTTCCGGCCTGCGTGGGACCAGTTGCCGCAAGCGCATGGCTTCGTGTTCGACCTTGCGCAGTTCACGCGCGCCACGCGGATCGGCCGTGTGATGATCAACCGCATCAAACCGGGTGGCCGGATCTTCCGCCACGCCGACACTCCCGAGCATGTCCGGTACTGGAAGCGTTTTCATCTGGTGCTACAAGGCCAACCCGGCGCCGTGATCTACTGCGGCGAGGAAAGCGATGGCAGTAAGGACGAGGCGATGCAGATGCTGACCGGGCGGCTTTTCTGGTTCCGCAATGAACTCGAGCATGAGGTGCGGAACGAGTCGGCGATCGACCGCATCAGCATGGTCATCGACTTACATTGCCCCAATGGTTCACGGTTGGGATGACTTTCACGCGCGCGGCTAAGTCAGCCTGCTTTGCAACGCGCTCCGACGCTGCCTTGAAATGCCCCATTGCGATAGCGGTATAGCGGAAACTGTCCGCGGCGTGTGAATGCTCGTCATGCTGCGGATGACCCGCCTTGTTCCGGGTATAGCGGCGCAGATGCTCAAGAAGCACGTTGCAGCCGTTGTCGTCAGAGATAAACGCGTTCTTGAGCGCCGCCCTGGTGTTCTGGATGCCTGTCTCAACTGGCAGTGACGGAACAATCTGCACATTCCACCCATACGACTTCATGAGAGATTCCGACGACATGCCGGTGTGCAATGAGCGCGCGCGGCCATCGTGAGGAAGCCAGATCGTGCAATGTCCCCACCCATTCTGCCGCAGCCAGTCGCTATAGTCTTTCAGCGCAAGACCGTGATCCTCGTAAAACGCCAGCACGCGCAAGCCGCTGATATCCGCTTGGGCGATCGTGATCGAGGTCAGATCGGCCACGCCAAGGTCGAAGACCGCATGGGTGGTTAGCGCCGGATCTTCAGCAATCGGACGAATCCGGTTATTCACCGACAGCGCATGCATTTCCACGCGATAGATCGCGCCAGATGCGGCCGACAGAGGAACACCTTCCCATATGTGATCGTACCGCTCAGGATCGTCGGCTTGGGAGCGTAGGCGTTCTGCCTCCAGCGCGCTATTCCAGAACGGGTTCCGGTTCCAGTTGACCTGGATCACGCGCGCGTTGGCCGGCGGCTTCTCGATGAACGTCGTGTAGACCGGATCGGTATCCAGTTCCGGGTTCATCGTCATCCATATCTCAGACGTGTCTTTCCGAATGGTCGGAAGCAATAGATCGAGCGAGCGCTGTGACAGCGCCTGAGCTTCTTCTACCCATACGATATCGATATTGTCCAGCGACTTGATCGAGTCCGCGGTGATATCACTTAGACCGCGGAAGATGAACTTGCTGCCGTTCGCGCCGTTGATTTCAGACTTCTGGATATCGTAGAACGAGCCTGCGAGGCCCATTGCGCGGATACGCGACTCCAGCATCGATTTCACAGACTCCTGAATAGACTGCTGGATTTCCCGGCAGCACAGGATACGCAACGGTTCAGCCGCCGCACGGATGGGAAGTGCAGTGCCAACAGACATTGACTTGGCCGAGCCGCGCCCACCGTGAAGCACGGTATAGCGCGGGCCTGGCGTCAGCAGACATTCCGCCCAATCCGGAAGCGAGATTTCACTCATTTACCGACAGCAGGACGGTTAGATGCATGGATCGGCGCTTGAGGCGGCGGTGCTTGATTGCCTGCCGTCAACTGCTGCGCGCTCGGGTCAGGTTGAACTTGCTGCACGCCATGAAGCGGATTGATACCCGGTGACGGCGCCGCGTTGCCGCTTGCGATAGCCGCATTCACCTTGCCATCAAGCGGATGCTGCGGCTGGCCGGCGCTGATCTGCTCTGCGGTGCCCTGCACGTTGCCCTGCATACTTTGCAGCATGCCGATAATCGTCGAAAGCTGAGACGCGTTCGTTTGCGAGACAGCTTGCGCCGCCTTTGCCTGGTTGAGTTCGGCAGCCGAAAGAGACTGTACGGCCGACGCCTGGCTCTTGCTGGCGTTGGCATCGGACTCGCGCGCCTGAGCCAGCAGAGCGACCGTGGCGGCGTCTGGCGGTGCGTTTGCGGCTTGCTGCTGTTCCTCGGCGAGCTGCTGCGCTTCCTCGTCGGTTGGCTTGACCACGCCAGCCTGCACAAGCTGCTTGCGCGAGTACTGAGACAGATCCTGCATCCCCTCACCGTCGAGGTTCTGGATCAGCGTGTTCATGACGAGTTGCGCCATCTGCGGATCGGTCACACCCGGCAGGAGCTTGATGAGCGTGTTGACGGTCGAATCCTTGCGGCTGTTAAACGCTGGGCCAACGTCAACGAACACGTCGAGTCCAGGAGTGAAGGAGCGCGTAATGACCGGCTCGCCGGCTGCGTTCAGCGACGGGACATTGATCTTCGTCGTCTCGGACGTGCGGTTGTCCTCGCCGAGCGCCGCGAACGGCCGGTTTTCCTCGGTGTAGACCTCGCAGGCCATCGACATGTAAATCTTGCCGCACCGCTCCAGAGCCCGCGCCATGTTGTCGATGAAGATGTAGACCTGCATATCCTGATGGGCCTGCACGCGGCTCACCAGTGCATCGGACGTATTCGAGTTGACCTGATCGGCCGCCAGATCGCCGCCTGTCACGTCCAGCATGTCGGCTGCGGTAATCTGCACGAGACCGGCCAGCGCGGGCGGAACGTCGGGCTGCTTGATGTAGCCAATCGGGCCGACTGCCGTCACGGAACCATCGGCTCCCGTCAGCCCGTTGACCAGCAGATACGGATTGTTCGCAACGAGGTCATTGGCCCACGTCAACTCATGGCCGGCCATCTGCTCGGGCAGAAAGATCGGCTTCTCGCGCGGCGTGAATGCCGTGATATCGGCCAACGTGCTGATCTGCATGTTGTACAGGCGCTGCGAGTCCTTGGCGAGCCGCACAGCGCCCTGGAAGCGCTCGATGCCGTCGATGATCTGGCGGATACCGAACACGACCACGATCGGGATTTCGGAGCCGGCGATGTAGCCGCAATCCTTCAGGATGCCTGTTCCGTCGAGGAAATACTTGCGCACGCGCTTACGGTTGCGCTTGCCATTTCGCACCAGCACATAACCGTTCGACTTCAATTCGTCGGCTTTCTCTGCCGCATCTTCGCGAGAGTCTGCATCAACGCCAGCGTAGACCTTCTGTTCCTGTCCGGAGTGCGGCTCGCGCCAGACCGCATATTCCTCGGTCTTTTTCTCTACTTCGTAGTACTCACCGATGTAGACAGCATCGTTGGAGAACCAGTCGAATTGCTTCAGCGAGCGAACCGTCTTGAAGCTGGACGGGCGTTCGTCAAGCTTGACTTCCGCGCTCTCGATGTACTCGGACGTGTACGTATCCCAGCTGATCGGATTCAGCACCACGCACCACATTGCGTCCGACTTGTCGAGCTTGCGGCTGTTCGGGTCGAAGAAAACGCTGATATCCGCATCGTTGATCGGCTCAAAAAGGATGCGTTGCGGCGTGTCGTCGTCGAGGTCCGTTTCTGCGCGATAATCGTAATCATTCGTCAGGCGCCAGGCGCCGATTCCGCCGGCCACGGCTTCTTCGAAGGCAGACACGTACACGTCCTGCGCGCCGCTGTACTGCTCGTCGGAGCGGTAGACGATGCGCAGCGCGTCAAGATCCTCCTGCCGGCTGTCGTCATCGCTTGAGCGGAAATTGACCGTCATCGCATTGGCGCGGTACTCCGACACGATCCGGCGCACGGCTTTCTGCGTCTTGTTGACGACGAAGCGCGGTCGGTTGTTGAACTGCGCGCCAAGGCCACCTTCCCATTGGGCTCCGTCTACGAAGGCGAAACGCCGATCTTCCAGCGCAGCCAGGCGAATCTGCTGCTGGGGCGCATAAGCCCGGTCGAAGCGCGAGGTTGCGCGCTCCCAGACCTTCCCGAGACGTTCTTCTTTGGTCAGAGCCATAGTGCCCACTTCCTTTCGATGGGTTCAAATTTGCGACGCTCGAATAATGGCGCGGCAGGAAACGCCAGCTTCTCGCCGGCCATGAAGCACTTCACGCCGCGGCGCTTCAATTCGTTCTCGGTCGCTTCGAACAGCGCATTCCCGAACATGGCGCCGCGCCGCGTCTGCTCGACGAAGAAAATGTCACCAATGCCTTCGAGGCAATCCTGATAGTGGATGCTCGGCCGCACGAAAACGACAAAATACGCGACGATCTGGCCGTCGAGCCGACCAATCATCATCATCAACTGATCGGCGTCCTGCATCGCCTTGTACAGCGCGACATTCGGCTTCAGGTCATAGCCCATCTGCTTGTGAATGCTGATCTCGTCGTAGTGCTCGTGTAGCAGCGGCAACAGTTCCGCGTACACATCTTGGAATCGCTCGACTGCAAAGGCCGGTTTGTTCATTTGGAGTCCTAACGGCGACTGTTAAACTGGTTTGCTGCTGCTTCGCCAGCCACATACCCCGCTTTCTGCGAGAGTTGCTGGATGAAAAGCTGACGCGCGGCGAGAGACTGGTAATTGCGCAGCGCTGCTGCCAGAAGTTTACCGTTAGATAGCAGTTTTGCCGCATTTTCGGTCGTAATAGCCGAAACTTTCTGCGTGACGGTGCGCGTCAATGCGCCGCTCAGTGCGCCGGCTGCCATGCCGCCAACTGCACCGACCGGACCGAACGCCGAGCCGACGCCGCCAGTGATCAGACCTTGCACCGCGGAATCCTTCAGCGCCGAGCCGAGATTGTTGCCGAAGCGCTTCACCGCGCCCTGGTTCTGCGCAGTGTCACTGCCGGCGATCTTGCCCGTCTTGGCGTAACTGGCCGTCTGGCGTAGCAGATCATCCGAGACGCTGGCGAACTGCTTGGCGTCATTGGCCGACATGTACGGCGTGTATTTGTCGGTCGTCGAGCGGAACTGGTTTCGGTTGAACTCGGTCTTGCCGGCGCTGTTCAGATTGCGCTCTGCGACTTCGCTCATCGCCAGTTCGCGCGCGCGCGCCTGACGCAGCGCCACAGCCTTTGCGCGGTCTGCCGCTTCCATATCAGGAAGAATCTTGTCGATCGAACGCAGACCGGCTGGCGAATCAGCGTTCTGCAATGCCTCCTGAGCCTGTGCAAGCGCTGTCTGGCTGGTGCGCTGAGATTCGATCGTGGCGACCGTCTGTGCGTGCGCGCCGTGCAACTCCTTGTAGGCCGGAGATTGGGCATCAAGCACCTTCTGGAACTCAGCGTGCGCAGCTGCGTGCTTATCGCTCGATCCGAGCGCGCGGCGAATGTACTCCTGCCCCTCTGCTGGAAGCCCGGTCAGGTCGCTTTTGTTTTGCAGATGACGCGCCAGTTCGGTCAGCGCATCAAGCGTGTCCTGCGGAACCTTGTCGGCAGCCCGTGCGCCCGGCTTCATCTGCTCGGTCTTGACGCTGTTGATCGCGTTCACAAGCTTGCCAGGATCGACTTCGCCGCTTACCGGATCGACAGCGCTGTACAGACGGCTCTGCACTGATTGCATCGCATCGATTGGGCCAGACGCCTGCTTGAAGTTGTCCAGATAGTTCTGGAATCCCGGCGCCGACTTCTCGAGTTGCTTATCCAGCACTTCCTTGACGCGGAGCAGTTGGCGCGAGGCCTGTACGCCGGCCGGATTCGCGGTCGCCATCTTGGGATCGACCATATCGTCGATGCCCTTGCGCACCGAGTCATATAGCGTCTGGGCATCAGTGATCGGCGCGCCGTCGTTGTCGATGATATTGCGCAGATTGTTGAGAGATTGCGCGACGGCCGGCCGCTTGCCGCTCGGGCCCGCAAGAATGCTGTCGATCGTGTTGAGGACGGGCGTGGGGTTAGCAGGTTTCGCGTTCTGGAAAATCTGCTCCAGATCCTGCGACGCCTGTGTGCTGCGAGCGGCTTTCAGCGCATCCAGTTGCTCGGGCGTGCCGATGATCTGCTGAAGCGTATTGCCAGCGTCGGCTTGCCGTGCCTTCTGGAAGTCGTCGAACACGGTCGAGCCTTCATCACGCGCCATGCGCTGCGCAAGCTTGACCGGAGCCTCAAACTGAGGCGTCTGGAGCTTCTGCGCCACGTCTGTCGCGAGCGGCTGAACTTCGGCCTGACCTTGTGCGGCCAGAGCATCGCTGTGCTGCGCCGCAGCTTCGGCTGCCTGATCTGCTGCCTGCGGATTCGCGGGCGTGCCGGGATTCGCCGGCGTACCCTGCTGCGAGAGTTGGCGTGCGATCGCCGCGTCGTTCTCTGCGCTGGCATTGGCAAACGTCGATGGATTGGCGTTCGTGCTGGCCTTCTGCACGGTCGTCACGTTCGCATCGTTAGCCAGTTCCGCCGCAGTCGGCGTGTAGCCGGGAGTCTGCGGCGCCGGCGCGCTTTCGAGCTTCGTTGCCAGTTGCTCGGGCGTGTTGCCAGATGCCTGCGCAATGTCGGCCGCCACGTGCGCGTCAGTAGCATTGCCAGCAGCAGAAACCTGAGTCGCTGGCGAAGGCGTGCCGCCGAACATGCTTTGAACCTTGGCGATGCCCTTGGCGATCGTCGGATTCTCAGCCAGCGCCGATACACCCTTACCGAGCAGTTTGCCGACGCCCATACCGACAGCGCCTGCCGTTCCGCCTACTGCGGCATCGCGCGCAATCTCAGCGCCTGATTTGTTGTCGGCTACAGCCGGCGCAGCGCCAGCAACTGCACCGCCAGCGATCGCACCTGGCAACGAAGCGCCACCCATAGCCGCATATGGCACAGCCGATCCAACGACACCGGCCACCTTACCCGCCAGACTGCCGCTTGTATCTCGTGCCACCTTATCGTTGATCTGGTTGCGAGCTGCGACAGCCTGATTGGCGAAATCGTCAGCGCCAACGAGGCGTCCACCAGCCGCGGCAATGTCGAGCAGGCTTCCAGCGACGCCGCCGACGCCCTTCTCTGCGATATCGCCGATCGTTGAGCCGCTTTGTGCGGGCGCTTGAGCCGTCACAGGGCCGGTCGGCAATTGCGTATCCGACGCCACGCCACCGAGCGGGTTCCAGCCGCTTGTCGCATCTGATGCGGGCGCGGCCGCCGCGGTCTGCGGCATTACCAGCGTGCCGTTCTTGAGCCCTTGCTGGATGACTGCCTGCTGATCTGGCGTCAACGTGCCGTTCTGAATGGCGGCGAGCGTCTGCGGGCCGATCGGCTTCGGTTGTTGCGCAGCAGGAGCGCTTGCATCCGGCGCGGTCGGCTGTTGCTGTGGCCGCACGAGTTGCGATGGATCAACCGGAATCTTCCCGGCTTTCACGCGCGCGTCAACCGCATCCATATCAGCGGGCGACAGCCGTCCAGCGTTGTAGTCGGCCACGATCTGATTGTTGACGCCAGCACCCGGCGCGACTGCTGGCTGAGTCGGCGCAACGTTCTGCATCGGCTGCTGCTGCGGCGCTGTGTCGGTCCCGACCACAGACGGATCGAGCCCATACGATGCAGCGCTCGGCAACCGAGCGGCAGGAATCGGACTCGGCCCAGGTTGAGGCGCATCCTGTCCACCGCTGCCGGTGAAGTGCGACATCACGCGATTGGTGTACGCGCGCGTCTGGCCGCCCCAATTGGCGGGGTCAGTGCCGCCGATGTATTGCGTCACCGCGCCGGCCGCGCTGCCTGTGCGCTGGATACCCTCTTTCAGCAGATACGCGGCACCGAGAGCAGCCGCTTCAGGCGATGCCGAAGGGTCAATGCCATATTTCTTGATGATCGCCGCTCGAGTCGGTGGCGTGATCTGATAGACGCCAGTCGCTCCTGCGCTTGAGACTTGATTCGCGTTCGACTTCTCGCCGGCGACACGAATGCTCGTCAGCAGACCAGACGGAATGCCGGCCGCCTCAGACGCGGCCTGATCCGCCGCCGCGTAGACGGGATCACGAAACGATACCGGAAAGGTTTGATTGCTCATTGCGTCGGATCGAAAGATTGAGCACCCGGCGCCGTGTAATAGCTCGGCGCTGCCTTCTTGCTGAACTGCGTGAAGCTGTCGCCCTGCTTGACGAATGCCGACTGACCGTTGGGCATCTGGATTGTCATGTCACGGTACGCGGGACCAAACGAGCCGTTATTTCCTCGCGCCCAATCGCCGCGCGCGTTCGACCATGCAGCTTTCGAGGCCAGGAACTTCTGACGCGCTTGCAGGTAGTTCGCCCATGCCTGCGGGCTGTCGGTGATCTGCGGAACGTTCTGCACCGCGCGCGCCGTCGATGCATCGGTGAAATTTCCATTCACCATGCTCGCGGTCTCAGCCTGCGTGACGAGGCTCGATGCTTCCTGCCGCAACTGCTGGAGCTTCGACGTGTCGCCAGTCCAGCGGCGCCCAGCCTGATCCCACGTTGCGCCGAGCAAGCCGCTTGTGCCGCCGTTCTGGATCGAACTGAAGGCGTTCGCGAGCTCACCAGACTGATCGGCCAACTGCTGATTGCTCTGGCCGGCCGTGTACTCCGGTTGAGCAGCAGCGATAGCAGCCGGAGGCGCAGTAATCTGCTGATTCACAAGCCCAGTATTGGCCTGCGTCAGCCCCGTTCCCGCCTGAGTTGACTGGATTCCCGCTTGGGCCTGCGCCGGGGCATAGGCGGCTTGCGTTCCAGCCAGAGAAGCACCAGCATTTGCCGCTGCGACCTTTGCCGGGACTGTATTCTGCGCAACTGCCGCTGTAGCTTGGTTCGCCTGATTCGCATACAGTTCTCCAGCGGTATTCGCGCTGCCGGCGTTCAGGATGCTCGACGCAAGCTGCTTGGCGCCTTCGGGATTCTGATTGATCAACTGCTCAAACGAGCGCGTCTGCGCGGCGCCAGCCTGATCGCCTGCGTTCTCCTGACGCACTGCGCGGGCTTCGAGCAACTGGAGCGCGCCCGGTACGTCGTTCGCCTGCAAGCGCGCCTGCATGCCGGCCACAGTCGCCACAGCGTCGGATGACATACGCTGCCGGATATTCGCCCAGTTCGTTTGCTGCTGGTTCGTGTTGGCATTCACCGCGCCGGCGAACTCGGGATACTTCTGTGCGAGCGCTTGCCAGTCAGCCGAAGTCGCATTCGGATTGCTCGACAGCGCCGCGGATTCCAACTGGAAAGCCTGTTGGCGCTGGTTGTTGTTGACCTGAAGCCCAGCATTCGACACGGCCGCCGTATTCCCAGCGTTCGTCGCCTGGATCCGCCCCGGCATCGTCGCATCATTGAAGCCGAGTTGCTGGCCGGTCAGAGCATCGTTACCCAATTGGGTGTCGATGCCCTTTCCCATATTCGAGAAGTCGATCAGATCGGCCATTTAGGTCCCCGTGAAGTAGATCGGGTTGCCGGCGTCGGTCGTCCCGTAAGTCGGATTGTTGGCCGTGCTCGTCTGCGCATAGCGGTTGATGCCCTGCGTGATTGAGCCGATGCCCGAATTGAACGAGTTCGACAGCGCACCAGCGTAGGAAGTCGCCGCGTTCGCCTGCTGATTGTTCGCGTTCGAGACGCCTGTATATGCCGCATTGTTCGCCGCCTGCTGGCCGCTGATCGCGTTCAGACCGTTGCTCATCAACTGGCCATAGCCAGCCAGCCGCTGTGTAATGAGGCCGTTGAGCGTGCTGATTGACGTGTTGGCGAGCGTGTTGCTCGTGTTCGAGCCGCGCAGTCCGCCTGTGGCCGATGCGTTCGCCAGGATGTTCTCGTTCCCCGTCTGCATCAACCCTTGATACTGCGCGCCGTTCTTGATGCCGCCGATCGCAGCATTCTGCGCGTCCGTGCCGTTTGACCCGAGCAAGTCGCCATACGCTGTCACACCCTGCTGACCGGCCGCAAGGTATGGCGAAATGTTCTTCTGCTGGTCAGCGTATTGCTGCTCGCTGAACTCAAGACTGTTCTGCGCCGACTGTTTCTGCGCATCCGCCGCGCTGCCGGCCGCACTGGCCGACATTGCCGAGCTTGCGACACCGCCGACGACGGCCGCCGCTCCTACCGCTGCTGCAACCATGTTTCACCCCACCGAAGATTCATAGCAACCAGAAAGAAAATATGTCCCTGCATCCAATGCCGCGCCGTCGTAACGACTCAATGTCAGTACTGCTGATTCCGGCCCAACCACGCCCGAAACCATGACACCGTTGGCCGATGCGCCAGGAATAATTCCCCTCTGGTCGCTCAATCCTTGGTGAGTGAATGGAAGCGTCACCGTAGGCTTTCCGCCCGAAGTAATCACCAGCGTTATTTCCACATATGTGAGCGTTCCGATCTGCGCCCACACGCCCGATGCTTTGCCACTCGACGCCACCGGCTGATAGCCGTTCATCGCCGCGCCGTTGCATACATTGCCGATCGCGTCAGCCACGCCAGCATCACCACCCAGAGCGGCAGTGAGTTGACTTTGCGGTACGCGCGTAAGGTTTGCCATGTCAGGTTGCCAGCGCTTCGAGTTCGACCAGCAAGCCAAACCAAACAACATGCTGAGTCGTGACGTGCGAAATCCGAACCTGCATCCGATCCCTAGCCAACCCGGCCGGCAGCCACCGGATGCGTCTGTCATACCCACCACGCGGCGCCGCAGAAGCGAATCGCACCTGCGACCATCGAATCCCGTCCGATGAGTACTGCATCGCAATCCGCGACGTATCGCCTGATTGTCCGGTGATGCACTTCAGTTCGACCGATCGCAGTCCTGACGAAACGAGCGGTAAAAGCGCCATCGGACCTGTGACCTGATGTAGCACCGGATCACCATAGTGGCCGCCAGTCGTCGAGTCCAGATAGCCAACCCGGTTATCCGCTAGGTCGCCGCATAACCACATGCCATTAAACCGCGTGAAGTTGCGAGCGCGGTAGAAGTTGCTGTCAGTCGGCCCGCTGTTCAGTTGCGTCCAGAACTTCAGTCCCACGCCGACGGTCGCGGTCGCGTCAAACACCAGCGTTTTAGTCGGCAGATGCACATACAGAAGCTCGGAATCCTCGAACGAGATAGCCTCCAGCGTCACCACAGCGACCTGCTCAGCCGTCAGCTTGGCGATCTCGAAGTCCACTGCGGCGGAACTGATCTTCGCCGGCGCGTTGCCGTTCAGCGTCCAAACGCCGTTTGGCATGTTCCGCCCACCGCCGATCCAGGCAAGTGTCTGGTTGAAATAGCACATCGTCTGACGCGAGACACAGCCGATATCGATCGTGTACGACTGCTGCGCCGTGAATGGGAAGTTATTGCCTCCCGTATTTGCCATCGTCTGCGTGGTTCGCTGCCCGAACACGTAAAGCTGATTGTTCAGCTTGTATTGCGCCGTGATCCCGTCAGGATCGTACTCAGCGCTGCCGAAGTAGCCAGGAAAGAATGTCAGGTTCGTGAGCGAACTGCACCATACATCAGTCCCGTCCGTGACCATCACATAGCCTGCGATGAACGTCGCATCGATGATCGGCGTGATTCCTGCCGAGCGCGACATGTCCACGTTGATGATATTTCCGAGGCTTCCCCACGTCAGATTGAACGTTGCGCCAGTCCCGCCACCGCTCGACAGAACCTGAGGCACAGGATTGCCAGGAATGAACTTGGTCAGCACCTGAACCGCCGTCACCACGCCAACCGACGTGATAACGCCGCCCGAAACGGTCAGAACCTTAACAGTTGCGTACTCACCGAGCGGCCCAAGCGTGATCGTGTCACCCGGCGCGTAACCTGTTCCGCCTGACGCTACGGAGATACCCGACACCTGGCTATAACCACCCGGCGCGTAGTAATAGAGCAGATTGTCCGAGACGATGATCAGGTTGTCGAAGCCGTAATCCAGCCGGCACTTCAGCCCGTCATTAGCAACCGTGCCGATCTTCGTCCGCGCGCCCGTCGTGTCGTAGGAGTAGACCGAGCTACCCTGTACGCGGTACATCACGTTGTTCCAGACGATCCCGCCGCGATCCGATTCGCCTACAGCAGACGACGCGGCCCATTGCGATAAACCACCGTGGTCCGTAGGCGTGCCAGGCTTCTGGTCCGTCGAGATCTGCCGCAGCTTGAGATTGATCGGGAAAGAGCCCTGAATGTTACCGTCGTCGGTTGTCACCGTTCCGGCTGTCATCAGCGGGATCGGAAACGGTTGTACATCGGCGAGCGGGACACGGGCCATTATTTCTTCTTCGCCACTTTCTTAAGGTCGGGATTCGCCTTCTTCGCGGCCGGCGACGCTTTACGCGCAGCGCTCGCGAGGATGGCGCCCGCGTTCTTCATCGGGATGCCTTCCTTGCGCGCGATCTTCGACTGTTCAGCAGCGAAGCCGGGATGCTTTTTGCTCATGTCAACCTCCATGATTGCTCGACACACAGCGCCACAACACGCGCCTAACATGATCAGACGCCCGATTGTGGTGAATAGAACACTTCGACGCCCGACGTATTCGCCGCGGCAAGCACGGTCGTGTCGTTGTCGGCAGGGTTCAGCGTCACGGCGATCTGCAAACCGTACTTAAGAGCGCATGTCTCGACGCCCCAGTCCATACGCTGAGGCACATTCGCCGGTATCTGGAACGTCATCGCTGGCGCATCCGTTCCTAGCACAGGCGCTGTCGCCTTATCGAACACCTTCAGGTAGCACGTCACCGTCGCCCACGCGGCGAAGCCATCTAGGCCGGTCGGAACAGCCGCCAGCGAGTTGATGTTCGTCGATGCCGCCGTGACGAGGTGGAACTTCTTCAGCGAACTAATGGCCGTGACATTCATCAGGCACCCCCGCTCACGCCAGAACCCGTCCCGCCAGCGATCAGGTCAGCCTGATTCGCCACGGCGATAAACCAGTCACGGACAGCTTTGGCCTGCACGACATTGTTGCTCGCAGCCAGTTGCGAGAGCGTCACCGACACGTCACGGCGGATACCGAACGGGTCCAGAAACGACGGCGGTCCCGGCGGAAGCTCGGACCAGTGCGGATTCTTCTTTGTAGCGGGCATGGAAAACTCCTAGAGGGCGACCTTGATCACGTTGCCGGCTGTCTTGTCGATCCACAATTCGCCAGACCCGGCAACAGGCTGGACCGTGGGGAGCTGCGCGAGGACTTGCAGAAGCAGATTGAGCGACGTGCGCTGCGTCACGCCGCTGTCGGTCTTGTAGATTGGTACGGAGTCCGAAAGGTTCGGCGTATCGTTGAACGGGAGATCGTTGATGGTCGCCATCTTAAGCTCCGTGACAGGCGAATTCGCCATGGATCATTTCGCGAGCCAACCCCATGAACTCGACAGCGAGTTCTTTTGTCTTGAAGTAGCCGAGCTTCTTGCTCTTTCCCTGATACGCGATCTCTGCCACCCATAGTTTCACTGATTTCGCGTACCAGACGCCTTTCACGCCAGACGTATTATCGGGGCGCAGGCTAGCGTTGTGCGAATTCTCGCTATGCGTCGCCAGCCGAAGATTAATCCAACGATCATTCGTAAGGTCGCGATCGCGATGATCGACAAGCTTCTCAGGCCATTGGCCGGTCATGTAAAGCCACGCTAGACGCGAACCAAGATACTTACTGCCTAGAACACCGACCATCATGCGCCCATCTGGCTTACGCGGCCGTCCAGCAGGAGTGCCAAGGGCAGCTTTCTTGCGCCCTTTAGCCCATGTGAATAACCCCGTATCGGGGTCGTAGTGAACGATTTCCTTGAGTTCAGCCTGTGTAAGCACGGTCACATCCCCGTAATGTCGTTATCGCCACTCCAGAGTTCCATGTCTGGCGCGATATGCGAGTCTGGGCCGGCGTCTAGTTGAGGCGGACGTTGCGGGTAAAACTGGACGCCATCCGCCCATACTTGAACGCCGCTGCCCATCGGCATGTTGCTCGGGCGCTGGTATTGAGGCACCGTCTTTCCGAAGAACAGAATGTTGTCGCGCGCCAGCTTGAGCTCCGCAACGGTGATCGAGCTGAGATTCTTGCCGATGCTCGGCGCGGCCACGATCGCAGCCGACAGGATGATCAGGTTGACGAGGCCAGCCGGAACGTTCACGACCGTCTCGGAATTGGCGATATCGGGCGAGTCAGCGTAGACCCAACCGCGGATACGTGCGCCCTTCGTCTCAAGCTCGGCCAGGTTGGCATCGAGCCGATTGCAGATCCGTTCCATTTCCTCGGGCGGGAAATCGTACACGGCCCCGGAGAGCCCAAGCTCTGCGAGGCCGTTCTCGACGAAGTAGGCCTTGGTCGCCTTCACTGCGGCGCCTCAGCCGACCCTGATTCCGATTCGGAAACAGGACTCGCAGATTCCGACGACTCCGTCTGTTGTTGAGATTGGCTCGACACCGGCTCCTGTTCCGCAGAAGCGGCAACAGAGCCCGATGCGTTTCCCACCTTCGCCTTCAACTCACGCGCGGCCTTGGTGCGGCCGTCCAGCTTCGTCTGCTCGGCCGCGATCTGTGCTTCGAGCTTCACGTTCTCGGCCTCCAGCACAGCCAACTCATGCGCTTCGAGCGCTTCAGCCGCGCTTTCGTACCAGCCTTCGGCCACGTGCGCGGGCGCTTCAGCCGTCTCGACGACCTTCTGTTTAAGCTTGCCCCAGACCGTATCACCCTCGGTCGTATGCAGCACGGACTTGAAAAGAGCTACGAGCATCATGCCGACCTCGGAATTAGTTAGGATTCCCGCGTATTTTATACCGAAATCGTTATATATCAATGATGTTCGGCACTTTGAGGCAGTGAATTGGTGATTTCAGCGATGCAGTGTGCGCAGATCAGGCGACTATCGATGATGTGGAACGTCACTGACCCACACGCACAGCGCTTGTAATGCATGTGCGCGCCGAACATCTCGAAGAATTGATCCTCATGCTCAGGCGAGAATTCTTCCTCTCCTTGGAGCAAAAGACTGCTGTCGTTCCGGCGATAGAACGGCGTCATTTCGCCTCCGACTTCACCACCTTCACCGTCACAGCCGGCGCGCCTTCCTTGCCGCTCAGGGTCGCGTCAATCTCGGTCGGGATCAGCTTCGAGAACAGTTGATAGAACTGCGTCGGGTTCGCTTTCGCCCATGTCACAAGAGCAGTAATTCCGCCGAGATCATCGAACGCCTGACGAAACGCTTCCTTGACGGCGACTGTCGTCTTGTTCGGCGTTCCCTTCTTGCGGCCTCCGGTCTTTGGCGTTCCCTTCGGCCTTCCAATATTTCCAGGCATGATAGTTTCTACCTATCGTCTAGTTCAGATATTAGCGCTCATCTTCCTGAACGCAGGACTTCCCGCAAGAGTGGATTCCTGATTCGGTTATTCCAATCCCGCTCACTCCTATGTACTCCTTACCTGTCTGGCTGTCCTTTATGACATAGATGCCGCGACGATTATCGTATGCGAGGTCATCCTCAAATACACCGATCCGCGTAACGCTGACCCGCTCGCTCTGCATGATAGGAGCGGTCTCTTTCATTGGCATATTTGGAGCAGGCTTACACGCTGCAAGAAATACGAGAGCAACAAGCGCTATATATCTCATTTGGCATCTCCTTTGTTCTGCTCATTGACCACCTCGCCATAAAGAATCTGCGACGCCGCGACCAGTTCCCTCGCCTCGGCCAGCGCCTGCTCTTTCCTGTCCACCACGAGCAAAGCCGTCAGCCGGTCCACGCGCTTCTTGACCTCGCCCAGCCATGCGCCGCTGTTGCACTCTTTCATGATTGGCATTGCGTAACCTCCGGTTCGTTCGATTTCAATGTCTATGCGGCTGTATCTAACTTCGCCACCTCCGGCACCTTCCAGTAGAAGGTTGCGCGCGTCATCGCCTGAGTCTGGTCCCACAGCGCCTTGATCTGGTTCGCGTCGAGTTTCTTCAGTCCTCCTCGCTTGCCGCTGGCTGATTGCGCTTCGGGCGTCTCGCAGTTCAGGCGGTCGGGTCGGCCTCGCATGGGTTTGTAGGGGATGGTCATAAATCGCTTACCTTTTCGCCACCCACCGTAGTATCAGACGGCGAAATAAAGACATATCCGGCTTTGTCTTTTCCGCAATTGACCCAGTTCGTCACGTCGCCGACCAGGACGGTGTCGGTATCTCCGTAATAGTCCGCGGCATCAATAGCCACGTCTTTGTCCTGCGGCATCTTCTGCAACCGCGCTATCAGTTCGCTAACTTTCATTCCTCTCTCCCCATCCACCGCTCCAGACTCTGCTCAGCCTGCTCGTCGTCCATCATGGCGAGGGCTAGGCGGGTGTGGTGATCGGCTACGAGTTGGTCTGCAAACCTGATCGTAATCGTCGGTCCGTCCACATCGCGCACGCAGTCAATCTCCACCTGCTGCCGCCCCTGAAAAAACGCCCAGCGCGCCCAATCGAGAACGAGGCCGTTATACTCCAGCCCCTGCACCACACAGAAGTCGTCAAAGTCGCGCTCGAAGCGTTGCCACTGCTCGTGCGTCAGGCGCGCGCGCGCGATTTCGAGCGACTTCGCAGGATTTCCGTAACACACGGTCAATCCTCCGGGAACAGATCGCCGAGGATCTTGCTGTATTGCTTCTTGCGCCGCTCGGCCAGTGCGTGCTCATCCATCAGGCGCAGGAGTCGAGTGAAGTCGATCGTCTTGGATGCGCAGGCTTCCTGAATCTGCGCATCGGTCGAAACGATCTGCTCATCGATTTTTGCCATTTCCAGTTCCGCTTGCCCTTTAACCTGGCGTGCGCGGATCGGAGCCAATGCCTCGTCGAGCTTTTCTTTCGACATGGCGATGATTTCTTTGTAGGGCTTGAGCTTCATGTGTTACTCCTCAGTGAGCAGGACGAGCAAAGGATCGTCCTTAGGTTTTGTGGGTTGCGGCTGCGCCATCTGTTGTATTGAATTGAAAGGATTCGCGTTCTGTTGCGCCAAGATTTGCCGGTAATAGGCGTCTCGCTGTTGGCGTGCAAGTTCTTCTTGAACGCCTGAACCGTATATACCTCCAGCCTGATTGCCTAGATATCCCCGCATTCCAATATCCTCCATCGTCATCGCTAATCCCCTCACTCAAAATGCTTCATTGGCTTGCCGGTCGCGCACATCCACACATAGCATCGACCGCCTTTTACGATCGGGCCACGCGTCACGCTAAGCCCGTCAATCTGCTCGTCGTCGTCGAACACGCCTGCATGCTCCAGAGCGTCGCAAAGCGCCTTCAGACGGTTATCCAGGTCAGACGGCCTCTTGTCCCGCATGCAGATCCTCACGGCCATGTAGATGCGATCCGCGCCGAACTTGACTGCCTGTTGCTCCGCGACGATCTCTGCGACCTGCTGGCGGAAGTCTTTGCCCTGCTGCGTGATGTACATGCCGCGGGGCGATTTCCGCCAGTAGCTGTTCACCGAAGGCGGCAGCGGTAGTTCGATGCTCAGCATGTCGGAACCTCGTTTACCCAGGCAGCATTAGGATTGCCTGAATCAGATAAAGGCGCATTCCATCGGCTAATCGCTTTATCGGCCCAACGCTCTCCATATCCACCCATCGCAGCCTCTGTATGCCCGCATGCCTGGCAATGGACAACTGCAATGTCTGTGGACCGGTATGGAATCCGCTCGATGATTAAATGGATGCTCTCGCCACAGCGGGGACATATCTTGGCGTTCAGCATGACGGGCTTCGAAGACCGCGCCACGGCCATCTGAACTGCACAACGCTCGGACGGCTGAACGTGGCGGCAAACTCAGCTTCAGTGCAGCCCACGCACCATGCGTTGCCGTTCCAGCGCGAGTAAAAGAGCATGCCCGTCGAAGTGTTCAGCAGCTGGTAGACGCCAGGACGAACTGGAGCGATGACGCCCGGATACCATCCCGTCAAATCTTGCGCGATAGTGGAATTCATCCCCTCACCCATTCATCCGTGAAATTACCCAAGCGACTTATTCAGGCTTATCTGCAAGGCCGCGCCAAACACGATCCTGTGTCGCGAAATTCATCGGATCAGGCCGCGTGATCAGATCGCAAATTTCGATCATCGCTCCAGTCCACCGCTCACCGGTCCAGTAATTGAAAAGAGGAGGATGATCCGCGCCGTACATGTTCTGAACTTCATAGACGCCAATGTGAACAGGCTTTATATGCGCCGGAAACCATTCAGTCTTCTTCACTTCGCTCTCCCATAAAGCAGCGCTTCGATCGTTTCGTTAAGCACCGATAGTTCGTCTTTCTTCAGCACTGACCAGATTCGCTTCTGACCGTGGATCCCATTGAAGCCATCCATATGGCAAGATCGGCAGAGCGGGATGCTGGTGAACCACTGACCTTGGTTAAGCTCGTGTGCGTCGCTCGGGCCGCGCTGACCGCATACGCCGCAGTCCATTTCCTTGATCAGGGCGATGTGTTCGCGCTCGTTGGCGCGTGGTCGGGGTTTGTTTTTGGATTGCATGGCTATGCTGCCCGGCCGAAAAATGCCTCGACTAGCGGATCCCTAAACGCCTTGAACGGCTTGGCCGCATGAGCTGCACGCATCGCCTCGCGTTCCTTACGTTCGACGGCGAAGTCGTTCTGTGCGTTCTCGCCCGCGCCAGCTACCCATAGCGGGGAATCGCGGCCGCGCCCTTCAGCCGGCCGGTATTCAGCGATATGGCACAGACCTTCCTTATGCCCGCGGCGCAGCACATCAGCCATCGAGTTGCGCGAGAACCCGAGCAGCGCCGCGATTTCTGACGGCGAACGCGGCACGTCGCTTATCACCTTCTTCAGGCGCTGCATCGATTCGTCATGCGGATCGGGTCGCTTCAGGCCCATCTGCAGAGCCTTCTTGATGACTGCCAGCGGCGGCCGCCCGAGCATTTCAGCCACTTCATCAACCGAGTCGGCGCCCGGGTAATACCGAGCCAGTACCGATTTTTCTTCTTCAGTCCATTTCTTGCCCATGATTACGCTCCCACGTTTTCCATGACCAACTTGCGCAGGATCTCGGCGCACTGTTCGGCGCGCTTACCTTCCTGCGTTCCCGGATACTCGCGGCCGACGGTCGAAAGGATCGCTTCGCGGCAGCTTTTCAGAACCTCTACCGACGTTTGCTGCGCGTTCAAAGCCGTACCGCGGATGTAGAAGTCATACGCCCAGCCCGGATTGGCAGCAGACAGCCGTTTAGGCTTGCTGAACCGCTTGATCTGCGCGAGGTTAGCGTCGATGACCTTCTGATCGGCCGGCGTCACATGCTCAAGCCTCGGCGTCTGAAACGCAGCCTGTTCAAGTCGCGCCTGCTTGCAGAGATTGATGAACTCCGGCAGCGTCGGCGGCTTCGGCAGCGCCGTCATCGAATCGCTACCAGCCTTCAGTTGCTCGCGCGACAGTTTCGCCAGCTCGATTGCCCAGGCTTTCTGTACCTCGTCGATCTTCGCGCCGCGCCACATCATCGCGAACTTGTCGCCGTAGAACGCGCTCATCTTCGAGAACAGCTTTTCAATCGCCAACTGCGAGAGCGCATTCAGCGGCCACTTCGGGCGCTCCTGCCGGTCATACGTCGATGGTTCGGTCATCTGGTTCATATCGGTTCCTGCCGGTTAGCTGTGCGATTACTTCGTCGTTCTTTTCGGACCAACTCATCGCTCGAGGTGGACCCTGTTGCTTTTTCAATCCGGCCCAATCGCCTCGGATGGCTTCCATGAAGGCGTCATCCCAACTCGCGTACTCGTAGCCCTTTGCTCGAGCTTTGCGGACAAACGACTCGAAATGTTCCTCAAGCCGAACATGACCGTTCTCAGCCGCCCAATCCCTAACCCGATCGCTCACAGAAAAGTCGCTAGGCAATGGCGTCTTGGGTGTGCGTGGAGCGCGCTTGGCGCGCGGTGCCTTTGTCTTTTCTTTTGGTTGTTGGTTAATGGTTGATGGTTTATGGTTAGCATTGCCATCGCTATGCGAACGCATTGCGCCCGCATCTTCATTGCCTCTTTCCTTTGCCCAGCGGGCCTCTGCGGACTTCTTTGCACTCGCAGATTTGGCCTTATAAGCGCCGATAACCGCCTCGCAACGCTTATGCACATACCCTTGTTCAGTGCGTTCGAAGAAGTCGGCCAATACGTTTTCGAGTGCTCGCACCTCATCCGCATTGCGAACGCTATGCGAACGCATCAACTTCGCATGATCGAGAGTCAAGGGGTGCTCATCCAGGTAATACGTGTCGAGCAACTGGCGATAAACGCCATGCTCCAGTAAGGACAAATGCGCGGTGTCCTTTCTGTAGTCGCCGACGTTGTGCTCGTAGTAGTGCACGCTGTACCTCTTAGATCTTCCAGCAGCCGATAATGCAGAGCACAAACAGCACACCCATGTAGACGGATATGAAATCGCTCACTCGGCTCTCCTTGGGATGGCCTTCCCACGCTGAGCATTGCAGCAGGCACAAACTGGCTCAACGTCAAGCGGCCTGTTGTAGTCGCGGTGGTCGTAGTGCTCAGCCTGGGCGCCACAATCGACGCATGAATGCTCCTTCGCCGGCTTGAGGAATCCATGACGGATCGCACAATTCATGACGGCATACGCGCCGCTCTTACCGCCAGACCGGGCTCCGTCGCGGTCACGCTTAATTCCGCACTCTTTGCAGAATTTCCGCTTCCAATGCGCATCCTTCAAAAGGACGCCGCACTCGCCGCAGTTGATATCCCGGTTCATGCTGCGATACCTGCTTGGCGCAGCAATTCGATCATCTGCGGGCCCAGCGCCTGGATCTGCTCCAGTGCCGCGGCCTTCGCGTTTTTCTTGTCGGCAAGGAATTTCTCGACGAGGTAATAGATGGGCGACATGTCGCCGGTCTTTTCCAGGTACTTCTCAAACGAGTCGATCGAGAAGTGGCGAGAGCCATCTTCCGAGAGCTGCACGCTGAGATTGCTGGGGGCTTGATCGAGATCGATTGCGACGCGCTTGAGGCCGCGCTGATAAACGCCAGTGGCAACGCAATCCTTCAGGCTGCCGTAGCGCTCAACGAGTCCAGGTTCAAAGTCGAGTTGCATTTGATTGCCTTTGATAGCCGCTGATGTCATGTGTTATCGCCCCAATTCACCGGTTATCAATGCACCCGGTTAAAAATGGCGCCATATCTGACGCCACTGAGAAATCAAAATGCCGAATACGAACGCCGGTCCCGTCTTTACTTCTGGAGTTTTAAGCGACCATCTTGGAGAGCTTTTCGTCGCCGCTCGAACCGCCAACGGGTGGCTGAACGTCATCGCTCGCCTTGGCACGCTCGACGATGTTGCTTGGCGGCCAGCCAACGAGTTCTTCGCGGCTCTCGCCGGTCAGTTCGGAGAGGAGTACACAGCGATCAGCCGGAACGCGGCCGCGCTTGATCCAGTCTTGGACGGCCTGGTACGAAACACCCATCTGCCGCGCCATGTCGGCAATGGAGTCGAATTTCGCGACGGCTCGCTTGAGTGCTTGGTTCTTCTTCATGGCTCGCATCGGAGGTTGTTGAATCTGAAAACCATCTTAGCACAAGCGCCGCTTGTAGCACAAGAAACATTTCAATTGCCACAAGGTTTGCCTGTGGAGATACTTCCGATATGAATTTCCACGCGCGCCTAAGAAAGCTTCAGTCGAAAAACGACCTGACGTTTAAGGCCGTCGCTGACGCCTGCGGTGTCAGTTACCAGACGGTCCAGCAGTGGTGCAAGGACGACGGCACCTATCCGAAGATCGAGAACCTGGAAGCGCTTGCAGGCGTACTCAAGACGACGCCCTGGTTCCTTCTTTTCGGAATTCATGCATCTGGCGAAGCTCCGATTAAAGCCCCTTTACCTGCTCTGTCCAACGAAGCGGACGAGCTGATTCAGTGTGTCGTGCGCCTGGACAGGGGCGATCCTTTCAGCCGGAAGGTATTCGAATCGATTAAGGGTTTACTCTTACTCGCTTTGCATAGGGAACGCCCGGAAGATGCACAAGCGGGACTTGATTTGCCCTCTCTGACCGACCATCTTTTGCAGGAAGGAGAACAGCACGCTCAAGACGTATTAGCCCGCGACCTTCCATCCGGGGAAAAACATGAGCCACCAAAACAGCGCGGTCGTTGACCTAGATGCCTATAGGCGGCAGCGCACACCTGAGAGAAGCACTAAGAGCGATGTACAAGAAGATCCCAAGACCCTCGCAGCAGAGCTTGCCTATCACCTCCTGAAAGCCATTCAGGTAGTCAAAAAACTCCCTCACTAATCCTTGTCCCGCTTCGGCGGGATTTTTTTCGTCTTGTGCCACAGTTTTCTCTTGCGTCACAGTTTTCGCTTGTGTATGATTACCTCATCGAACACACCACACCGATGAGGAGCATGAAGTGACCAAGCCGAAAAAAGAAACGTCTCTTGTTCTGCGCACATGCCGCGCTGACATGTCGTCGCATAGCGGTTTCGTGTGGCCGCAAGTCGGCGAGATCGCTGAAGCGCCGGACTGGATCGCAAACACTGAATGCGGCAATGGGCTGCACGGCTGGCTCTACGGTCATGGCGATCACGGCTGCAGTTCGTACCTCGATAGCACGTCGAAATGGCTTGTCGTCGAAGTGGAATCGGATTCGATCGTGATGCTCGGCGGCAAGTGCAAATTCCCGCGCGGCAAGGTCGTGTTCGTCGGCGACAAGAAAGACGCGACTGATTACCTGATGGCCAATGAGCCGCGCTCTCTCAACGTCGAAGTCATCGGTGCTTCGCTGACGGTCGGTGATGGCAAGTCCGTGACTGTCGGCGCCCTCGGAACGGCAACCGCTGGCGACAGCGGCACGGCAACCGCTGGCTACAGAGGCACGGCAACCGCTGGCTACAGCGGCACGGCAACCGCTGGCGACAGCGGCACGGCAACCGCTGGCGACAGCGGCACGGCAACCGCTGGCTACAGAGGCACGGCAACCGCTGGCTACAGAGGCACGGCAACCGCTGGCTACAGCGGCACGGCAACCGCTGGCGACAGCGGCACGGCAACCGCTGGCTACAGAGGCACGGCAACCGCTGGCTACAGCGGCACGGCAACCGCTGGCTACAGAGGCGAAATTCGTATCCGCTGGTGGGATGAAAAGAACGATCGCTATCGCACTGTGATCGGCTATGTCGGTGAGGACGGCATCGAAGCGAACGTTGCGTACCGTCTCGACGACAACCACAAATTCGTCAAAGCGCATTAACCACACCGATGAGGCCTGAAATGCTCTACGCCGACTATGACCAGCTGCGCAACGTACAGCGCACGCAAAGCGCGGTTGAGTACCAGAACGATCGTTTGCAGGAAGCGCTGGATAACGCGGCGCTCGCGACTTACGACCTGCGCATGGAGCTTGAGGCTTCGGTGACGCGTGCCGATCTGCTCGAACAAATGAGCGAGCACTTCACGCCGGCTCAGGACGAAGCGCTGATGCATGCGATTGCCCGCGGTGAGAACCGCGATCTTCACCTGATCCACTGCCTTCTTCTCCAAGCGAAGGAAGCCATTGTGAAGCGCCGTTTGGCTGGAGGTAAGTGATGCACTTCAGTCGCTCGAAAGTCGAACAGATCGTTCGCGAGATGGAAGCCGCCGCCGAGGAACTAGTTTGGGATCGCATGTCGCCGGAGGATCGCGGGCGCCTGTCGGGCCGAATCATCATCCTGGCGAATGAGATCCGCTGCGAAGTGGCAAAACAGGAGCCGCGGATTGTCCACTGCACAGGAGTACTGCAATGAGCAAGCAAAGCGAAGCAAAAGAAAGCCAGAACTACCGCAAGAAGCCGATGTGTTGCCAGCACTGTACGCATTTCTCTTCGGAGTTCAGAGATCGCCGGCCAGAATGGGCAATCTCAAAGAGCTATGTGATCACCGAAGAAAAGAATATCCGATGCACTCTCGGCGGTTTTGCTGTGCAGAAAATGGCATCGTGCGACAAGTTTGAGCGGAGTAAAGCATGAGCGCCCTAACCTACACCACCCTCGCAGCCATTCTTGTGCTGTACACCCTGATCGGCCTTTTCTGGAAAGGGAGGAGTTCGTGAGCGACTGGATTAAAACAGACGACCGACTGCCCGACGAAGATTCGATCGTTCTCGTAACTGGATGGGCATACAACAAGCCGGGCACTACGCGATTTTGGGCAACCGCGCGCCGAATGGGCGGTGTTTTTATGAACGATGACAGCGGTGATGATCTTTACTGGCCGACACACTGGATGCCGCTACCGGAGTTTCCGAAATGAACCACGCCCTAGCCCGCATCGCCGGCCGCCTGCACCGCGCCTTCGCCGGAATAGACCGTGAGCCTGTCGCGCATCCTGACTTCTTCGGCGCGGACGTGCTGCTGGTGATCTGGAGTGCGCTGTTCGGGTCGTGCTTTACGGCGCTGGTGATGACGGCGCTTTTCTGGGATCGAGCGGTCAACGTTATTTGCGGAGGGTGAAATGTCTACACTGATTCACAACGAAAAGAACTGGACGCGAATCCCGGTTTCGGAATTGACCGATTCGACGAAAGGCGGTCTGCACATGATCTATCGCAATTCGTGGTGGGCAATAGATGCAGAGAACCGGGTGTTTTTCTACAAAATCACCAGTCCGCAATGCAATAGCGACAAGAGAATTGTTGAGCGGCTTAAGACTCACCCTGACATGGTCGGGATTGTTCAAATTCCGCTCGCCATGTGGCCCGTCAGCATTAGCGATTACTTTTAGGGAGCCTGAAATGAACTACTGGATGCAGGACGTCAAGCATGTGCGCCCTTCACTGACTGACCGGATCGACTTGGCGCTGATCAACTTTCCCGGCCGCACCGCTCTGCTTTTCGCATCGGCGGCAGCGCTGGTGGTGGCAGTCGCTAATCTGGTGTGAGGACGACATGAGCGAAGAAAAGAAAGCTGCAGTGGTGCTGGACGAGGATTTGGTTGATCCGCTCTACGTCCTCAGTCTCAACGAAGAAGCGATGGAAGAAGCCATCCAACAGTTCGAGGGCAGCAGCACCGGCGAGGCGCTGAAATGTGTTTTTCACGCACAGAAACTGCTGCGCTCGCGGATCGCATCATCCCCGACTGCCGTGGTGCTGGACGATGAGCGGGTGGCGTTCTACGTTCATCGACAAGCGCTGCGTAACCTTGCAGCGTATGGGGACCAAGATACCACCGTGATTTTCACCTACGCACCCAATGACAATTACGTTCCTGTGTATCTGAATGCGTGCGCCGCATCCCCGCAACCAGTGGAGCAGACGCGGGCGTTGACCGAAGATGCGCGCGATGCGAAGCGGTATCGGTGGATGCGAAGCCGCGATAGTTCACTGGAAACGCGCCAGCGTGACAAAGGTATTGTGAATGGACCGTCGTGCTATCACGAAGTCGAAGGAATTCGGGAGTTGAAATGGGGCAATGCGTTGGACGAAGCTATCGACGCAGCCATGACCGCCGCTAATCCCGAGAGTCTGGTGTGAGCGATGGAAGACGACGACTGGCGATCGCAGCAAGAGCTGCAAGAACAACAGGAAGCGCTCGAAGCGCTTGAAGCATACGAACAGATGCGGAGCAGAAATGAAAACCAGCGAAAGCCTCACCAAGATCGCACCAGCACTGCTGGAAGCACAGAAGTCGATCACATTCGCAGCGAAGGATGCGACCAACCCGCACTTCCGCAACAAGTATGCGGATTTGCCCGCAGTGGTAGACGCGATCAAGCCCGCGCTGAACGACGCCGGTATTTCGTTCCTTCAGGCAGCGACCCCTTCTGACGACGACAAGCTGCACCTGACGACGCGCCTGATCCATAGCTCGGGCGAGTGGATCGAGGACACGCTGGTCATCCCGTTGCCGAAACAGGATCCGCAGGGGTATGGCTCTGCGATGACCTACGCGCGTCGGTACGCACTGGCCGCCATGACGGGCCTGTATCAGGACGATGACGACGGTAATGCTGGCTCTGGCGTTGGCAAAAAGCCGGAGACGATCTCCAAGAAGGAAATGGAAGGCTTCATTGCCGATATCAACAAGTGCCAGACCGTCGAGGCATTGCAGGAGAAAGGTGACGTGATCGGCGCTAAGCCTCTCTCGCAGGAGCAGCGCCAGGAAATTGCTACCGCGTACACGAAGCGCAAGCGCGAACTCAAAACCGCGGTGCCTGCATGATGGATTTATCGTCAATCGACCCGGTACTCATCGAAGCGCGTGGCCAGTATGCCAGCGTGAATGGCGAATACAAATCCCACATGTCGCTGATGCAGGCGCGCGCGCAAGAAGCTGTTGATCTGATCCGCCATGCGTTGAACATGGAAGACGCTGAACAAGCCAGCGCAGCGTTTGCAGAAGCTGCGCGGTTGGCAACGGTGCTTGATGGGATGGCGCTGGAAGCTTCTGATCTGCGCCGCCTGAAGTCCGAACTTTGGCCGAAAGCTTGGGGGAAATAAATGCCTGTTTTCACCTTGCGCAACAAAGAAGCCGCTGCGGCAGCATGGAATTTCATTCGCGAGAACGCGGCAGAACAGGCGCGGATAGGACAGCCGCTGGTGGTCAGCGTGGATGCTTATTCCGCTAAGCGCTCGACGCAATCCAACGCCCGCTATTGGGCGCTGCTCGACGACATATCCGAGCAGGCAGAGATCGACGGCAAGCGATTCTCGCGCGATGTGTGGCATGAGTTCTACAAGGACATGTTTGCTGCCAAGCAGGAAGGACCAGGCGGCTTGGTGGCAATGAGCACGTCGCAGATGAACAAGACGCAATTCCAGAGCTACACCATGAAAATTGAGTTCCACGCTATCAACGAGCTGGGCGTCGAGTTTATAGAAGTCTGACCGCGCAGCGCGCGAAGCAATCGAACTATGAGTGAGGAAAATATGCTGAAGCGATTGATCTGCTGGTGGTTTGGGTGCATTCCAGACAAGGAATCGCATTACGACATCGAGTGCGACGGATGGATGACTCCATGCACGCGATGCCGAGCGACGGACTGTCTGTATTCCGACCTAGTTGGTTACACGCGGCATTACCGTTTCGTCGAGTTCTGCCAACATTGGATCCTGTTCGGCTGGGTGCCGCGGCGCTGCCGGGATTGTGGCGAGTATCCGAGCAAATGCGATTGCCCTCCGTTTTGACCACACCAGTCCGGAAGCAATCGAACTATAGGGAGTAGAGATGAGCCGCAATCCATATTTCATCGAAGGCCCAGCCCAAATCGGGTTCAGCGGTGGACGATCGTCAGGCTACATGCTCGCTAATATTCTGGACGCCCACGGTGGGACGTTGCCGGATGATATTCACGTTTGCTTCCAAAATACCGGTAAGGAACGCGAAGAAACATTGGAATTTGTACGTGACTGCGAAATCCATTTCGGTATTGAAATTGTCTGGCTTGAATACGATGATTATTACGGTAAAAGTGCTGGAGAATCCAAGTACCGACGCGTAGATTTCGCTAGCGCAGCTCGTAATGGCGAGCCGTTTGAGCGACTCATGAAACGTCTCGCAGACTACAGGAAGGCAGAAAAAGGACTTCCCCCTATCTTACCGAATCCTGTACAACGCCTATGCACGTCCTACCTAAAAATAAAAACAGCTGCGCGCTATATGAGGGATTCCGGATTTAACCATTGGGACAACATCGTCGGAATTCGTGGCGACGAGCCTAGGCGAGCCGAACGGATGCTTCGACCCAACCGGGAGCGCTGGGACAACGTAATTCCAATGTGGCACGCGGGCGTCACAAAGGCCGACGTGAATGCATTTTGGAAGAGTATGCCTTTCGATTTGAAATTAGATCCGAACAGCGACGAGGGCAATTGTGACCTGTGCTTTCTGAAAGCACAGCACAAGCTAATTGCCATCATTCAAAAGAAACCCGAATCAGCGATATGGTGGGCTCGCATGGAGAATGAAACTGGCCAAGTATTCAGACGTGACAGACCAGACTATGCGGGAATGATTCGAGAGATTGATTTCCATTCTCGCCAGACAGGCCTGTTTGAAAAGAATGAGATAGATGAGCGCATCGCCGACTGCATGTGCGGAGACTAAACCCATGACCACCCAACCCACCAGGCTCGAAGTGAGGGCGAATATGAAACTGACACCTGAACAGATTTACTCGGCGCTGCAAGGGTACGAATCCGCGCGGACATCTCCCGAAAATGTTGAAGACGTATTACGCGCAATTGGTCGGCTATCTGCCGCGCCAGCGCAATCGGCGCAGCCGGTGGCAAACGTCTTCCCCGTTGTCGGGACCGGCGCAACCGACTTGCAAGGCAATCTTGGCGTAACGCTCGTCGCGCAGCCCTCTCCGACTGCCGTGGTGCTGGACGAGCGGGCGACCATCCGCGAGCTTCAGAAAGCGCTGTTCTACTGGATGCCGCGCATCGCTGGTGAAGATTCTCCTGCTGGACGGAAAGCAGCCGAACACGCCTATCTGCTCGTTGGCCTTGATGACAACTCAACGGAGTGTTGGGGCGATCAGATATTGCATTACGTCGGAACTCTGAACCGCGAGCAAGAGCGTCTGGGCCTTGTCTTGAAAGATGCCGGTTGCACCGAAGATGACGATTACCTTGAGTTCATAGAAAGTCTATTGGTCCGCGTTGCATCCCTGAAACCTGTGGAACCGGTTGGGTGGGCATTGAAAGCTCGCGATGGGTCTTTGGATTTTTCCGATGCTCAGGATCAGCCATCTAATGAAGATATGAAGCACGCTAAAGCAATTGGCAGTGAGTTTGTTCCGCTTTACATCATCGCGCAACCGGTTGAGCAGACTGCCGACATATCGCAGGCCAAACAGATCGAACAGTATGTGCTTTCAGTGCTGCCGAGCGTCTATTACATGGACCCGCCAGATGGAGGCGATGTGTCGGTGCTGGAGCAACTTCGCCGTATGGCAGATGACGCAGCCAAATATCGCGCCGCGCAACCAGTGGAGCAGACGCGGGCGCTGACCGCCGATGACGCCGATATGGTCTGGCCGGATGACGATGGCGAAACGTTCTTCCATACGATCGACGATGCCGTCGAAAACGAGGTCAACAACGCGTGGCCCATCGATGTAGATCCCCCAGCCAATGGCGAACTCGAATTAAAGCTGAAACTGGCAAAGCGCATTCCCACAGCGACGATCCGTATTTTCAACATAACCGAGAACGGCCACGAGTGGGAGATCCTGACCGCTGCGCGTCCGGCAAGCGGAGAGACAGAATGACTTCAACTACGCCATTTGCGCAGGCTGCAATTTGCGCCATGACCGGGATAGCTACTGGCTCAGTCGGCTATGCCACCGCAACCCAAGGAGACGGAGCATTCGTCCTGACGATAGGAGGCGTGCTTGGAACGTCACTCGTGGCCGGACTTCTCGCCTATTTCGCCGCAGGAGGTGATCAATGAATGATCGAGAGCAGTTTCAGCGTTTCAAGGAATACATGGACGCGCCCTGCCACGAGTTGGACAAGCGCGATGGTGGCCGCAATGATCCTCATCGTCTTGCGTTCGCCGAATGGGGTGTGCCGCAGGAGTTTCTGTTGTGGCTATGGCAGGCGGCAGAGCAAGCATCCCGCCGCGCGGCGCTGGAGGAAGTGATCGACCTTCTCGAAAAGAGAGTTTGTCGGTCGCAATTGGCCCGAGGCGGAATGGGGCAAATCTTCGCCGAGACTCAAGACGAGGAGGCGCGTCGATGCGCTGACGCTATCCGCGCTCTTTCATCGCCATGATGCTTGCTGCGCAGAGGGTTATCGAGAAAACGAGGGAGTTGATTATGAGCGAGCAGGATCTAATCGAGCGAGCATGGACATTCTATGAATCTCGCCGTCCGCGCCCAACGCAGGTAACGATCACACAAGCCGCCGAAATGCTGGGACTCAGTCGGCACACGGTCTCGAAAATGGTACGCGCCGGCCAATTCAAGCTAAACCGATGCGGACTGATCCCGATCGAGCAGGTTGACCGGGCATTGCAGCCGGCCTAGAGGCGTGCGGCGATATCCTCTGATGATTCTCGATAATAAGTTTCCATGAGAATTTTCAAATCTCTATGCCCAGAAACGCGGGCAAGCGTCATCACGTCAACCCGGCGCGCGAGTCGGGTTAGCGCCTCCGCTCTCGAGTCATGAAAGTGAAGTGTGGAAAATGAAGGGGTCGCCACTGCGAGGCGATCCCGCTCTTTCCTGAACAGAGTCTCGAGCGAGCCGGCCGTCACCGTAAAGCACATATCTCGAGCAGAAAGCGGAGTCAGCAACCTGACTGCATGCCGTGTGAGCGGAACGACTCGAGGCTTCCCCGTCAGATATTGCATCTTGTGGGTAAGCGTTGCAGTTCGCTTTTTCAGATCGAGATTGTGCCGCCCTAACCCCAAAATCTCCCCCATGCGCATGCCGCTGCGTAGAGCGACCAGGAACGCATACGCGACTTCCTGCGTCTTGGTGACAGGAAGCTGGCCGGTCACATAGCCGCAGGCCCGGCAGATCGCTTTGACCTCAGCCGGCGTGACTCGCCTGTCTCGAGGCGCCGGGTCCTTTGGGAACCTGAATCCAGCGAACGGATTATGGGTAATCCAGTGCCATTCGTCTCGAGCTGTCAGAAGTGCATTGCGCAACCAGTTGATATCACGATTGACAGTCGAACCTGAGACGGTTTTCAGCCTGGCATCGCGCCATCCAGCTAATACCGGGGTCTTGACCTCAGCCAGAGGCAAGTCGGCGATCTCGGAGAAGTCGCGGAGGAACGCCTTGATGCGTAATGTCTCGTGACGACTTCCCTTCTTCTTCTCCGTCACTTCCTCAATGTAGCGCTCGAGCGTCTGCCTCAGAGTGTGCTTTTGTTCCTCTGGAACGCTGCCCAGTCGGCGCATCTCATCCTCTCGAGCAGATGCCCAAGACTTGGCCTCGCGTTGCGTCCTGAACACTTTTGAATCGCGCTCGCCACGAACGTAGACCTGCGCACGCCATCCATCCTTATGGTGCGTAATCGATGCCATGGGGAGAGGTCTGGGAAGTGGGTGGGGAGAAAAGTCTACAAACATCTACGAACAACGGTCAATCACGTTGTTTCGGCATGGCAGACAATCTCTAAAAACCCCTTTGTTAACCAAGACTTACCTTTGCACGGATAAAGCTGTCTAACGATAGGTTTAATTCATGGTGCCGGGGACCGGACTTGAACCGGCAAGCTGTGAAGCGGCGGATTTTAAGTCCGCTATGTTTACCAATTTCATCACCCCGGCAGGGGTCAGAACGCATGTGGACG